GGAACATGGTCAGACCGAAATGCCCGGTGTTGGCTGGCAACAGCTGGCGTTCGAGGTCGGCTTCGGAAATCATCGCCTTGAGTCGCCCGTTGCCGTCCGTCAGGCTGAAGAGCGCCTCGGTGCAGCCGCGCTTGGACTGAACCGGAAAGATGGCGTCCGCTTCCGGGCAGGCGAGCATCAGCCGGTACAATTCCAGGATGTCGGCCGCGCCGAAGACGGTATCGAAGTCCATCGTCAGGACGTACTCGCATTCCGGGTCAGCGATGGCCTCTTCCATCAAGACCGACAGCATCTGATGCCAGAAACAGCTTGCCCCGCCCTTACTCTCGAATCGAAGTTGATGAACTGCTCGCTCGATGCACCGGCAATGCTGCAACGGACCAAAGCGTGGCGTCGAATAGACCGCCTTGACGCCCTTCATCTCACGCACATCGCTGGACGGCTTGAACCCTTGAAGGTTGAGGCTAATCGGCAGGCTGGCGCAATCCACGACATCTGACTTCCACGCGCCGATGCGCTCCAGGCCGCACGCCATCATCAGTTCGGTCAGACTCTCGCGGTCGAAAATGGTGCCGTGCCGGTCATTGGCGTCGGTGTGGCCGCCCATCACGTAGCCCTGGACGTTCAACGGCTTGCCGGCAAGGTAGTCCTTCGCCACGATCTCGAAGTCAGGCACCGCCAGGCGAATCTTGCCGCCCGGCTTCAGCTTGTCCACCCAGTGCTTGAGCACCGCGCCGCTCTCGCGGTGACTGAAGTGCTCGAGGACGTGGCTGGCCATGATCTCATTGACAGAGTTATCGTCGTAAGGCAGCGGGTAGACTTCCTGACCAGTCTTCCGGTCGAGGTTGGTGAAGCCCTCGAGGTGAATGTTCCCGGCGCCGAGGTTGAGTCGCAAGCCAGGACTCACTGGCGGCATCCGATCGGCCAGACATGGGACCACCTTGCCATCGGGCAGGTTGATCGGCTGCCACCTGTTGTTACGGTAAATCGCCTCGTAATAGGAACCGATGCCGGGACGGGTTGCGGAGCAAAGCAACCGATCGCGGACGAAGCCGCGCCCCGTCATGAACTCTTCCAGCCCGGTCAACGTGCAACCGCCGTCGTAAGCCTCGAAGTCGGCAACCTCGCACATCACCCAGCGGAAGCGGTCGAGACAGTCCCCGGCGTGCTGGAGAACGAGCAGCTCGGCTCCCTGCACGTCGAGCACAAGGGCGTCGTGCTCGGCGAGGTCGATCTTGTATCGGCTGACCAACTCCGCAAGGGTGATGGACTGGATGGACTCGGAGCCGACGTAGCCGACCTCGGGCCACAGCTTCTTGTGCAACTTGAAATCGTAGATGGAACTGCTGAAGCCGGCGTTGTTCGATAGGCCGAACTTGTGCGGTTTGCCGTCCGCGATCAGGTGCTGGTAGGCGCGTTGCTTCGGAAAATCCTTGATGTTCTCGCACAGGACGCTGTAGGCAACGTCTTGCGGCTCAACCCAGACGACGTTCAGGGCGCTGTAGAGTCCCCGTTCCTGACCGACGTGGGCGCCGATATGGACAACGCCGCGGCAGTGGCCCAGGTAGTCATGGACGCCGGCCACGGCATCCTCGGGCGGACTGGCTGCTTCCTCACGCACAAGCCGTTCCATCTCCGCTAGGCGGTTGACGGCCTGACCGTTCTTTTCGGGAAGTGTCGCGGTCTGACTCATGCAGGCACTTTCTCCAAGCAGAGTTCTTCGAGGATGCTTTCGAGATTTCGCGTGACTTCCCAGCCGGGATAATCGTTGCGGAATTTCGTCGTGTCGGTGTAGTAGCAAATATGATCGCCGCCGCGTGGCTCATCGACGTAGGACCATTCCATCCGCTTGCCGGTCAGTCGTTCCATCCATTTGATGGCTTCGAGAACGCTGATGCTGTTCGCGTAGCCTCCGCCAAGGTTGTAGACTGCCGCCACCTTTGGATTGCTGACGAACTCCGAGCAAGCCAGAGCCACGTCATCGGCGTGCAACTGGTCCCTGACCTGCTTCCCTTTGTACCCGTAGACCCGGTACGGCCTCCCCTCGCGGACGCACCTTGCCAGGTATGCCAGGAAGCCGTGCAGTTCAGCCCCGGCATGGTCGCCACCCGTCAGACAACCGGCCCGAAAGCAGACTGTCTTCATGCCGTAGGTGCGCCCGTACTCTTGGACCAACAGATCCGCCGCGGCCTTGTTCGCTCCGAAGATGGAATGGCGAGATCGGTCGAGCCGCATGCCCTCGCTGATGCCAAGCAACCGCCCGTACTCGTACCGCGTCTCCAACTCGGCCAGCGTCAACTCGTTGGGCGCGTCCCCATACACCTTATTGGTCGAGAGAAAGATAAACGCCGCCTCTGGCGCGTGCCGCCGTGTGGCTTCGAGCATGTTCAGGGTGCCAAGCGCATTGACGCGAAAATCTAGCGCCGGCTCACGAGTGGCGTAATCATGGGAAGGTTGCGCCGCGGCGTGGATAACACAGGTGATGCTGTCCTTGTGGCGACGGAAAAGGTACTCGCAATCTTCGTTGTCGCTCACGTCGCCGTTGTACTCGTCGAACTCCGGCACCTGATCGTAAAGCCGCCTGCCGTTGGCCGCAGTGCAACCGTCGAGGCCGAAGTAGCGCAGCCGCGCATGGTTGTCGAAGCCCAGGGTTCGCCAGCCCAAAGAATGGAAATGGCGAACACAGGCTGACCCGACCAGGCCGCTCGATCCCGTGACGAGAACCGTGTTCACGGTGACTCCCTGATTAACTGACAGACTGCGCGGTCAAGCCTCGCTTCGCCGCGGTATCCGGCCCGGCCTCGCCCCTGGAAAGGATGGCGAACGAATCTGCGGCCTGTGCCGTGCCTGGCACCGTCAAGGTCAGCCTGAGATAGCGTTTGCGCTTTTTGAGGTCCAGCATCCAGCCGTAAGCCTGGGTTGCGCTGGTGGACGGCGTGGCGGTGGTGATTGAGAAATCGGCGTGCGTGGTGAAGCTGGAGGTGGTATCACCTTCCGCGAGGCTGATCGTGTTGGTGTTGCCCGCCGTCTGCGTGGCCAGATGCAGATACACTTGGGCGTAGTCCCATCCCAGGCAGTCAACGGTCCCGCTGACGGTGGCGGACGTGCCGACGCTCGCTGGTGACAACAGGGTTACAAACTTGGTGTTCTGTCCGTGGATCACGGCTGATCTCCTGATTTTGAGGCTCGGGTTTCTTTTCCTCGACCAGCTCGCATACCGGCCTTCCGCAAACCCGCTGCTTGAGAAGCCACCCGCGAAGCATCGCCGGTAGCTCGTAGACAGCGCCCCTGCGGTAGAAACGGTATGCCAGCAGAAAACGAATCTTGGTCATAGTTAGGCTGCATTCGCCAGCAACGCGATGATCGGGCCCGGTGCGCTGGCCGTACCAACGTCGTGATTCACGATGTCGATCCGTTCCAGACCACGGATGCCGATCTGGTCGGTATCCATGTAGCGGTGCTCGCTCGGGAACACCTTGACGATTCGCCGATCGCCCAGGGAACTTGACTTCGACAAGTCACCGAAGAACAGCAAGGCAGAGCCGTCCGTTTGGGCCGTCGTGGCGCTGAACAGCACTTGCGAGATCACGACCGGATAGCCCAGGTACGCCAGCCCTGTGCCTTCCCTGAGTGTCTGGGTGTTGTTGCCGCCAGCAATGGCGCCCAGACGGCTGAAGATAATGTCCGCACCCGTGGCTGAGACGTACCACTTCGCGCCCATCCTGGCATAAGCGGGCAGCTTGCCCATCGCCAGGGTCAGGTCAACATTGTCAACCTCGGCGAACGTGTCGTGGCCGGCCGTGGCGAGCACGGCGCCGGCCAAGCCGGAGGCTTCCGTCATGATGTTCGTCAGACCGCGGATGCCGCCGTAGGTCGATGTGCCGTCGCCAGCGAAACCTGCCGAGTCCTCGAAGTTGGCGAAGGCATAGGCGAACTCGCCGGCAATCCAGTCGGCCAGGTCGATCACCGCATCTTCGGCGATCTCGCTGGACAGGAGGGACAAGCCGCCGAACTTTTTCGCCACCAACTGGACCTGATCGAAGGTCGGGGTTGACTGAGAAATGGCCGATGAGGGGTTTTCACCGACGAGGCCGATGGTGATGCCGCCGGTTCGGCGCGGGATCATGAGCGTATCGCTGCCCATCGGCCACACGCGGCACTCGCGGCGGAAGACGCCGTACTGCTCGCGGAGGTCGATGATGGCCTGGGACAACTCATCCGGCACAAGGTAGCCGCCGTCCGGGTTGCTCGTGGTGCTCATCGCGGCGCGGATGCCGACGCCGTTGTTCTGGCACCAGTATGCCGCTCGCGCGTCGTTGAACAGGTAGGCCCGTGCCCACTTGCCGGCGCGGTATGCCTTGATATCGGCGTCCGGCCCCTTGAATGCCTTGAGCGCACCCGTGCGCCGGGCCTCGGCCGGGATCTTGAACGTGACACTCGCGCTCGCGGTCACGGTTGCGACTGCGCCAGGAGTCGTCTGCCGTCCGGCTGGCTCTTCCAGCTTGGCGACGAGCGCGGCTGATTCCTCGCGGCGCTTTTCGTGCTCCGCGATGGAACTGATCTGCGAGTCGAGACCGTTGATTTCGTTGGTCAGCTTGTCGAAAAGGTCAAGCTCTTCTTTCGCCATCGGGCGCGGGCCGGCAGCGTCCTTTTCGGCCTTGTCAACGAGATCCTTGGCAAGCAGCGCTTTATGCGCCCGCTCTTGCTGAAGTGCGACGATGTTGAACACTGAAGCCCTCGTTGGTTGGAACCCTTGTCAGGCTCCACCATCAACGAAGGCGGATTGACGTGCTAATCGGTGTTGTGCCGCAGTCCCAACGGAACCGCAGCAGTTGAAGCTTATGCTAAGTTACCGGACGCTAACTTGCAAGGGGAAATTATCATGCATCTGTATTGACCATGCCATCCCAACCAAATGGCTCCGGCTCGGTGACATTCTTTGGTCTCTTTCCGCAGATAGCGTGTGTTTCGCGATTCGCTATCGAACTCGCCACCTATCTTCTTTTCAACACCATCCCAAATATGCCAAAGCTGCCAACCGCCGGCCTTGGTGCAATGAAGCTGAATCGCGTAGTTCTTGGATGGCTTGTATCGCACACCGTCAACGAAAACAACAACGTCGTGGTAACTGAACTTCATTTCGCTGTCTCCTAGATCAATAATTTTGCAGCAATCGCCCGGCGCTTGTCTGTTTCGGCAACGAGTCGAAGCTGCTCCGGCGTCAGTTCAAGTTTCGGCACATGCCGCGCCCCGAGCTTGGCCGCGACCTTGAGCAGGTCCGCGAATGCCGCCACGGAAACCGGCTTGCTCGCCTCGTGCGCCAGTCCGGCCTCAACAGCTTCCTCGCCGTTGAACCATGTCTCGGCGTCCATAAGTTCAGAAAGCTGGACACGGCTCATCTTGGACTTGCGCCCGTATGCGTCCAGGATCTGCTCACGCACCTTGTCGAGAAGATCGGCCGTGCGGCGCATCTCGTTCGAGTCGCCAAGGGCCATGGCGTGAGGATTGTGGATCATGACCAACGCATTCGACGCCACGCGAATATGGTCACCGCCCATCATGACAACGGAACCAGCCGAAGCCGCGATGCCGTCCACGTCAACTTCGATGCGCGCCGGATGTTCGTCCAGGGCCGACAGCATCGCCGCAGCCTCGGTCACGCTGCCACCTGGCGAATTGATGCGCAGATTAATCGTCGGAGATTTCACACCCTTGAGCTGCGCGCGGAAGTCCTTGGCGGTCACGCCATCGCCGAAGAAGTCTGCTCCGATCACGTCGTATAGCAGAACCTCGGTTACCTCTTCGGACTTTGCGCGGATGGTGACGGTCTTCATGTGACAACCCCTTTCAAGTCCAGTTCGGACGCTTCACTCGGCCACGAAGCCCAATCGTCGATGGATGCAGCTCCTCGCTCGGTGAGGTAGCGGCGGCACTTTTCGACGTGTCGCTCAGAGGCAGCCAGCGCTGCCCGTTCTGCGCTCCCTTCCGGCCAGTGCAGAGCGAAACCCAGAGCTCCGAATGCGTCCATAAGCGCCCCCTTGACGCGATCTGTTGCCGCAGGTGTGGCATACCAGTCGGTTACATGCTGTGCCAGTTTGCCCTTGTTCGCGGCCCGCTTCGCTTTGTCGATGTCCACACGCAGCAACCGGGAATACACATCCGTCAGCAACCCGCCAAACACGCGCCGGATCGCGGCCGGTTCTGCCGGTTCAGGCTGCGCCAGCTTCGGAGCCGGAGCCGGTTCTGGCTCGGGTTCTTCGAGCACCCGTTCCAGCGGCATCATGGCCCCCTGCACAATCGGCGTGTCGCCGATGTCATCCTTGTACGGGTTCAGATCGAAATATTCGCGGCCCTCGTCTGGCGTCATCAGGCCGCTCTGGACCTTCTGCGTAACCGTTTTCGTCTGCGTCTCTGAGTTGCCGCGCATGAGCGCATCCAGGTTGAGCCGCGTGAATCGTCGGCCGCGTTGCTTGGCTCCGAATAGCTTGATGTCCGCCTCGCTCTCAAGACGCCGCGCCCACGGCAGCAAGCAGTCCGTGACGAACGCACGTTCCTGTTCCTCGATGTTGCTGAACGTGGCCCGGATCAGGTCCGCGAGTTTGTGCGGCGGAACGCCGTACCATCGACAAATTTCTTGGACCTGAAATGTCCGCGATTCAAGGAACTGCGCGTCGTTGTTCGGCAAGGTGGCCGGCGTGAAAGTTTGTCCGCCAGACAGGACCACAACGCGATGCTGATTTCGGCTGCCCGCGTAAAGCGACTCAAAGTCTCTGCGTAACTCTTTGCGCTGTTCGGAATCTAGACGCTGTGGAATATTGAGGACACCACCCGGCATCACTCCGCGGCCGAAGAAGTCGGAGCCGAACTTCTCCTCTTGCAAACCTAGCTTGATGCTCTTGCGCGCCATCTCGATGATCGACCAGCCGACCAGCCCATCCGGGCCGATGCCCTTCAAGTGAAACACATTCTCCGGGCGAAGCCGCGTCTTGCTCGTTCCGACTTCGTTGTCAACCTCGTACCATAGCTGGCCGGAGTCCTTATCGCGCACCACCTCGACGCGCGACGGATGGATTTGCCACAGCCACAGCGGTCTGCCTGAGTTGGTCCGCTCAATCTCTGCGTAGCCGTTGCCCCAGGTGAGCGCGTACATCAGCATCACCTGCCGCCAATCGAACGCACTCGTTTCCGGGTTGGCCTGGACTCCAAGCAGCCAAGCAGTGTCATCCTCAACCGGGAAGCGAAACCGTGGATTGTCCGGCCTTCGCTCGAATGCGTGCCAGCCAACACCTGAAAGAGCTTCCGAGATCACGCGCACGCAGGCCCACACCGCCGAGTAGGTCAGCGCCGATTCGTAGGTAAGGTTCTGCTCGCCCCATTGATCGCCGAGTCCGAGGCTCCAGAAGGCATAGGCCAACGCGCCCTGCTTCGTGCCGTCGTGAGATGTGCCTGGTTCGCCTGGCGACGTGATCCGGTCCTGGATCGTCGGCATTCCGGTGTGAATCGTCAGTGAATCGTACACGTAGGATCCTCTTTAGCGACTCACCTGCTCGGCGATGGCAGCACTGGCCATGTTCAAAATTCCTTGGATGTCGTGTCTGCCGATTGCTGCCGGATTCTTTAGGCATTTCTGGCAATAGCCTTCAATTTCCGCCGCAAGAGTGCGGAGATGGCCGCGCTCAGTCACGACTTGACCTACCAATTCGCCAACTATCTCATTAAGAGACTCCAGCCCCTCCCGCAGCTTGGCGACCTCGGCCTCGGCTCGGTTGGCTCTGTCCTCTGCCTCACTCATCACCACACCTCAACTGTAGGAGGTCCACTGGCCTCGACCTGCTCCGACAAGCCCACCGCCATCGTCAGGCCGATGATGCCGTCGATCTTGTCGCCGGACTTCTCGCGGTCGAATTTGAAATTCCCGGCCGGGTCGGTTCTCGTCGAGGCGTTGCCTGCGTGCCATGCCAGAACCGGGTTGTTACCGTGGTC